AGTGTGGCAGACAGCTGGTAGAACGTCTAGGTGATGGTGCTGTGTTTGTGTCCGGAGCAACAAACGCAAAAGCGAGACAAGACGAATATGATGAAGTGGCTGACGCAACAGGTAAAATCATTGTGGCAACTTATGGTGTGGCTGCTGTTGGTATTAACATTCCCCGTATTTTTAATCTGGTACTCATTGAGCCTGGTAAGAGCTTTGTTAGAGTTATTCAGTCGATTGGTCGTGGCATACGTAAAGCGGAAGATAAAGACCATGTTCAGATCTGGGACATAACATCAACCTGCAAGTTTGCCAAACGACATTTAACCAAGCGCAAACAGTTTTACAAAGAAGCCAACTATCCTTTTTCAGCAGAGAAATTAGAGTGGATGAAGATCAAATAAATTTGACTTCTACTACAAAATAATGTAATATACAACTATGCGAATATTAACACTAGACAATCAACACTACGACCTTGACCATTTACCTGAAGAGGTAGATGACATGAGGTTTGCCATACTAGACAACTCTAATCCAGCAGATCCTGACTATCACTTTATTCCTTTAATCTTCTTGGAAAGTTTTAACTCGCCGGCCTTGGTGTTACGCATAGGCGATAACACAATCAAGATGCCCATGGACTGGCAAGTGCTGATTGGCGAACCCGAGATTGGTGATCTAGAAGTACTACCACTAACATCAATTAACGATCGAGGATTTAAAGTATTTCAGTTTAATCCTCTCACAAGTTTTCGCCCCAGTTTTCCTGACATTGAAATATTGGATGTGTATCATGAAGTATCTTGGTATGCCCCTAAGCTCAAGAACGGACAAATGCTAGCGGTGCCGATCACTGACGGTGATGAGCCAGAGTGTGTGTACTTTGTGAAAGACATCAGTCGTAACTGCGAGATAGTTGATTACAACAAAGCATGGTAACGCAATATGGGAAGTCTCAAACCCGATGCAACTTACATATATGAACGAGTTGGTTCCACGGTGTTCAGGCGAGAATTTGGCCAAACAGAACGAGAAGTAGTGGGGTACGATTATCGCACGTCAGATGGCCGTCCACTAGTTGATCACATGAAAGAAGACAAGCTGTGGGGCAACATCAGGCGAGAGGCTCTGACTAATCCAGCTTTACAAGCCGCCCTGGATCGTGCTATAATAATCTACAACTTGAGCAAAACAAATGAGTGATAAACTGAGCATTGCTAACGAAATGAAAATGTTTGACCATAAGGTTAGAGATTTCTACGACGAGTTAACAGATGAAGAGCGCAAGAAGTTTGCTCCATTCCTTATGATACGCTGGGGTAGTGCAGTAGAAGGATCCAGGGACCTACAGGAGTTCTATGTTATTTCTACAAACGAACGACTGAACAAAAACTTCTTTAACATCAGTTCATCCAAACATCGTAAATTACAATGGCTGATGGCCACAACTGTAAGCCCGGGCATGGGCTCTATGAGACACAACTGGATTGCACCCAAGAAAAAAGAAGCAGGTGCAGGATCAATAAAAAAACAACTGGCAGAACTATTCCCGCATTACAAGTCAGACGAGATAGATGTTATGGCCGCAATAACAACCAAAAAAGAACTTGATCAATACATTAGAGCACATGGCCGAGACAACAAGTAAGTTCACGTGTGAGTTTTGTAAAAAAGAGTTTGCAAGAGAAAGCTCTATTGCAGTACACATGTGCGAGCCCAAGCGCAGGCGCATGGAACAAAGCGAACGTGGTGTTCAACTGGGATTCCAGGCCTATATTAAGTTTTATGAAATGGCCCAGGGTACAGCCAAGCTCAAGACCTTTGAGGATTTTTGTGACAGCCCTTACTACCGAGCCTTTGTAAAGTTTGGTCGTTATTGCGTGAACACACGGGTTATTAATCCTGCACAGTTTATGACTTGGCTGCTCAAGAACAACAAGAAAATTGATCATTGGTGCAGTGATAAAATCTACACAGAATACTTGTTGTTTTATTTGAAGGTAGAAGCTGTAGCAGACGCACTGGCTAGAGCAGTAGAGTACAGTATTGACTGGGAAGAAAAACACACACATCCAGCACATGACTGTTTACGTTATGGTAATAGCAATGTGTTATGTCATGCAGTCACAACAGGACGCATATCACCTTGGGTGATATATAACTCAGAATCTGGTCAAGAGTTTTTGAACAATTTAGACTCATCTCAGATTGCAATGATATGGCCATACATTGATAGTGATGCCTGGGCCAAGAAGTTTCACGACTACTCAGCAGATCAAGAGTATGCCAAAGAAATACTAAAACAAGCAGGATGGTAATGAAAAAGTTGGCTGCTATTGGTGATAGCTTTTCCACAACCACGTATGGACGTAGTTGGCCAGACCATGTGAGCGATCGCTTACACAGTAGTTTAGTCCGTGCATGCAGTGCTGGCGCCGGCAACGCATTCTATGTAGAAAAATGTCATGACATTGTAAAGGACCCAGAAGTAGACTTGGTAATTGTTCAACTTACTGAACCCTCCCGAGTTGTAATTGGATTACAAACCTGGCAGAACATACAAGCAGGCGAACAGGAACACCCAATTCCCGCACCTACGGATTATTACGATCCCTCTCATAATAACATTTACAAAGATATTGGGTGTTATACCATGAATGTGCATGACAATCGTCGGTGGTTAAATCCACTAACTGGACAAGATTCGGGTGACCTAGACAAGTTTTGGTTACGAGAAGTAGCAGGCACACGATTTTATGATTACCAAACTATCCACAATATGTTGGCAATCAAGGCATTGTGCGACCAGTGGAACAAACCTTTGATATTTTTTTCCTGGTTTGTTGACAGTGACAAATTGTTGTTACCAGGATATGAATGGTTACACAATGTTGTTAACATTATACCTGGATCGGCAGCTGAAGAATGCAATCGTATGATGCTCAAAAAAACTGATTGTGGACACTATGCAACTGCGGAATCACAACAATTAGTTGACACATGGCTATGGCCACATGTACAATCTATGTTAACAGATATAATATTATGATCAAAAATATAACATCAGGGCCAGGAGTACAGATCAGCAACAACTATGGAAGCTGGCCCACTTTTTATACTACTCCGAGCTCAACAGGCAATACTCTGATTGGCCAAATGCGCTACAACGGCTCTAGCCAAAACATAGAAGTATATGACGGCTCTACATGGATGCCCATGATTGGTTCATACCCTACAATTGAACTCTCAAGTGATGTGCAAGCAGTTATAAACTGGGCCAGAGCAAAGATGGCACGAGAGGCTGAACTACGCATGTTAGCAACAAACAATCAATCAGTGGCAGATGCATTAGCGGCAGTGGAGAAAGCACAGGAGCAGTTGGAAGTGGTGGCAACATTGGTCACAGTATGAGTGCAGATATTGACATTGACTTTGCTGACAGAGACAGCGTACTGAAGCTGATCCAGTACACTTCGGCACGACAGATCACACAAGGTCAAGTACGTCGACACAACTCCGGAGTGTATGTCACAGATATTCCTTACGATCCCATAAACAACTGTGCGGCCCTGGAATACGAAGAAGCAGAGCAACGTGGTTATTTTAAAATTGATCTGTTGAACATGAGTGTATATCAACTGGTTAAAGATCCCGCGCACTATCAAGAGATGTTGGTAGCTACACCGCCATGGGATAGACTGTGGCAAGATACCACATGGGCAAAACAACTAGTTCACGTGGGGAACTACACGGACCTGTTGAAAAACATGAGACCAAGTACTGTGCCACAAATGGCAGCGTTTATATCAATTATTAGGCCGGGAAAAGCACACTTACAGAATCAGCCCTGGGCAGATGTGTTCGCAAGTGCGTGGGATGGAGATGACAGTCAGGGATACACGTTTAAAAAGTCACACAGTTTGTCTTATGCAATGCTAGTTGTGTTGCACATGAACTTGCTCAATCAAGACGTCGTACCAGTGTAATTGATTTACGCTTGCTCTTTTTGCGAGATATGTCTAGTAAACTGCAAGCAGGTCCATGCAAAATTTCTAAATCTTTGTTGACAAAAGTTCTCAAGGTGTAACGGAACGGCTCCCATTCAGTGCGCAAAAATATGTTAATGGGGATAGATCTGTTGCTTTCCCACCACCATGTTGTGGCCAGTTCCAAGAACTTCATTTTATCTTCTTGTAATGGTATACTACCAAAGTCGTAGATAGTTGTGACTGCGTCGTCCTTGTTCTGAACCACCCCCACGTACTCCACGTTTGCATACACGCACAGCGTGATAAACGGATACTTTTCCGTCAATTTGTCAAAGATATTATTACCCATAAATATTGTTCTATGTATTCCACCACCGTTTACTTATATCAGCAAATCACCAGAGTGTTATTGATTGACACCAGCG